AGACAACTGCGCCACCAAGGTGGACCGTCTCGGCCCGCGCATTGTGAAAGAGCATCGAGGATCTCCGAGAAAAATTGACTCCGCCGTTGCTGCCGTCATCGCTTTTGACCGCGCCACTCACGCGAGAGAGCAACCTAAAGAACTTCCCGTCCCATCATTCTTCAGTGTTTAGGAGGCCACATGCGCCGCTGGATCGCGTTAGGCATGGAGGTCACTGGTGGCCTTGCTCTAGCGCTCGGCGCTGCCCTCATCTACCCGCCCGCTGGCATCCTGCTTGCTGGTGTGCTTGCAATTCTTTTTGGTCTAGCCATGGAGCGTGAGTGATGCTAGGACGCCTCCGTGGCTCAGAGAACCGGAACCTCTCCTACCAATCCATTTGGGGAGCAGGCTATGACTTCCCTGGTGCTGGCACGATGTCTGGCGCTAGCGTCAGTCAGGATCAGGCTCTCAAGCTGACTGCCGTCTATGCTTGCGTGCGCATCTACGTTGACACGATCTCGAGCCTCCCGGCAGATACCTTCCAACGCATTGATGGCCAGCGCGTGCCGTTCCGGCCCAAGCCAATCTGGGTAGACACTCCCGACGCCGGCACTTCACGCCAAGATCACGTGGTTCAAGTACTGGTCTCCTTGCTGCTGGATGGCAACGCCTTCATTCTCGTTCTGCGCAATGGCGCTGGTGATGTCGTCGCTTTGAGCGTGCTGGATCCCAAGAAGGTCGAGATCCGTCGGAACCCATCGCGCCAGATCGAATACCACTTTGACAATCGGACCACGTTCACATCCAATGAGATCGTCCACATCACGGAAATGCGCAAGCCCGGAGAGATCCGTGGCATCTCCCGCATCGACTCCCTCAAAGAGTCCTTGGGTCTGGCCAAAGCATTGGAAGAGTTCTCGGCTCTCTTCTTTGGCAATGGATCCATCACGGACATTGTGATTGAGTCCCCATCAAACCTTTCCCAAGAGCAGGCCAAGTCTTTGGTTGATGGCTGGGAAGAGCATCACCGTGGCCTGCGCAAATCGCACCGCCCTGGTGTTCTTGGTGGTGGCGCAAAGATTAACAAGATTGGCGTGGACCCAGAGCAGTCTCAGCTTCTCGCCTCACGCGCCTTTGCCGTGGAAGACATCTGCCGAGCATTCCGAGTTCCTCCGCACATGGTGGGAGTGACGACACCAGGCGCAATGTCCTACGCCTCTGTGGAGCAAAACGCGATCCAGTGGGTGCGCTTCTCCGTGACTCCTATCGTGTCCCGCCTCGAGGCCGCCTACTCCTCCTTGCTGCCCTCCACAGCCTTCATGAAGTTCAATCTTGACTCTCTCCTACGTGGCGACACCACGACGCGCTTCAGCGCTTACAGCCAAGCACTGACTGCTGGATTCTTTTCTGTCAACGATGTGCGCAAGCTTGAGGATCTTCCGCAGGTGGATGGCGGCGATCAGGTCCGTGTGCCGCTGGCAAACGTCAACATCTCTGCCGCTGACCTGACTGAAATGGACAAGAAGGTTTCCATGGCTCAGCGCCTGATCTTCTCCGGCTTTGATCCTGCATCAGTCTTGGCCCAGCTGGGACTTCCTGCCATGGACCATTCAGGCCTGCCCAGTTCGCAGCTGCAACCTATTGCCGTCATTAATCCTGAAGATCCGTCTCAGGCATATCAGGTCTGACATGGGCAAAATCGTCGTCAGTGACATTGACGGAACCATCTCCGATGGCGGCGATCCGATGGGTGGCGTCATCTATCATCTGCAAGAAGTAGACGCTGCTGGCATTCCTGTCTACATCGTAACTGCACGGAATGCCGACGACCGTGCCACGACAACCCAGTGGCTTGTAGACAATGACGTGCCCCACGCTGAATTGATCATGTCTCCAGGCGGAGACGCGACCGCCTACAAAGTCGACGTAGCCAAGCGCCTCCTTGCTGCTGGCCACGACATTGTGGAATGGATTGAGAACAATCCTGAGACGCGCTCAGCACTGCGCGCCCTTGGCATCAATGTCAAAGGTCCATCTGCCTATCGTGAGAATGCAACATGGTCGGAAACGCGAGCCATTTCCGTTCCACAATGGCTTCAAGATAACGCTCAGCGCGGTCTTGACTGGTTGGTCGAAGGCTATGGCGGAGACGGTCTCACAGACAAGACCATCAATGAAGCTCGCCAGATGTCTCGGGGAATCGTCAGCGAAGACAAGGCCACGCGCATGGGCGCATGGTTTGCCCGTCACATGAGCGACCTTCAAGGCACAGACCGAAACACAGACCCGCCCACGCCCGGAATGGTCGCCCACGCCGTCTGGGGTGGCTGGCCCATCGATGAGTCCTATCGAGCACGGAACTGGGCCAATGATCAACAAGTGACTCCTCAAGAAAGCAGCAGATATATGCCTACAAAGGTGGAGACCCGCCAGATCACCGTGGACGATATTGAGGTCCGCGAAACCGGAAACGGTATGAGCTTCTCCGGCTACGCCGCCGTATTCAATTCTCCATCCGAGCCGCTGCCATTCACTGAGACAATTCGCCAAGGCGCATTTGGAAAGTCGCTGCGCTCGAGAAACAACGTGATGATGCTCTGGAGTCACGACACTTCGCAGCCGCTGGCGTCAACGCGCTCAAAGACGATGACTCTCGTGGAAGATTCCAAGGGCCTGATGGTCGATGCCGCACTCCCTCAGACATCGCTAGGCCGTGACGTGGCCGAGCTGCTGCGCTCCAAGGTTGTGGACTCGATGAGCTTCGGCTTCTCCGTTCCCGCTGGTGGAGACATCTGGAGCGCCGATGGCATGACTAGGGAACTTGTGGCCATTAGACTTCATGAAGTCTCCGTGGTCAGCTTCCCGGCCTACGCCAAGACCTCAGCCACCGTCCGTTCCATCGACATTCTCTCCGACAAGACTGGCGCAGATGCTGAGTCTCTTTCCGCCGCGCTCGATGCACTCGAGGCTGGCAATGCTCTGACGCGAGATCAGGCCACGATGCTCACCACAGTGGTGGAGAAGCTGGCGCCCGAGGCTGAGACCGTTCCCGAGCTGCTCGAGGACAACACCATCAGCGTGACCCTTGCTCGCTTGCGTGACGAACTGGACTTGAACTTCAAGTCCCTCTGATTTCTGAGTGAGACCGGAGCCGGTCCACCAGATGCTTGACCCCGTGCGGAGCCGCTCGGGCTACCCCTCCTGCGCATCCAAAAAACACACACAATGAATGGATGTGATTACCTTGTCTGACTTCCTCACGAAGCAGATCGAGTCGCGTCAGCGTGCGTGGTCCGAGGCCCGCGAAATGCTTGATCTCGCAGCAACCGAGAACCGCGATCTCTCAGCTGAAGAGCGCCAGAAGTACGACCGAATCAACGCCGATCTTGACGAGCGTGCGCAATTCATCAAGGATGTTCAGGCTGCTGAAGCTCGTGAGTCCGACATCGCCAAGGCGATGGAAGGCCGCGAAGCAGCAGTTCGTCCCATGGCAGCACCTGCTGCCGCAGGCGATGAGAGCATTCTCCGCGCTCTTCTCCGTGGCGAGATCCGTACCCATACGTTCGATTTTGAGCGTCGTGATATCACGAGCAGCTCAAGCAACGCGCCCACCAGGAGCACGTTCTCTGACATGGTTATTGATCAGGCCCGCCTGGTTGGTCCCATGCTCGATCCCAACGTCGTCACGGTTCTCAATACCGGATCCGGCGAGAACCTCGTTCTCCCATCCCTGTCTTCCTTCTCAACGGCAGCCCTTGTCGCTGAAGCAGGCAGCATTGGCGAGTCTGATCCCGTGTTCTCAAAGACCACTCTGAGTGCTTACAAGTATTCCTTCTTGGTGCAGGTCTCCAACGAGTTCATCAATGACTCTGCGGTGGATCTGCTTGGCTTTGTCGCCCAGCAGGCTGGCAACGAGATTGGCTACCGCGCCAACTCGGTGCTCACCACTGGCACCGGCACGGTCCAGCCAAACGGCATCGCCAACGTGGCAGGCTCAGGCGTCACCGGAAGCACCGCCGTCACCGGCGCCTTCACTGGTGACAACCTGATCAGCCTCATCTACAGCGTCGATGGCGCAGCGCGTCGTATGCCCGGCTTCGGTGTGATGGCTAACGCCACCAGCATCGCCGCCATGCGTTCGCTGAAGGCATCCACGTCAGGTGATTACCTCTTCACCCCAACCTTGGATGCTGCTACTCCTGACAGGTTCCTAGGTTATCCGCTGATTGAGAACCCCCACATGGCTTCGCCTGGTACTTCGGCCAAGTCGGTTCTTGCTGGTCACCTGCCGTCTTACTACACGCGCCAGGTTGGTGGCATTCAGGTTGCGTCGTCCACGGACTATGCATTCCAGAATGATCTCGTCACCATCCGCTGCATCATCCGCGTGGATGGCAACCTGCCGCAGACAAGCCACGTCAAGTACTTCCGTGGCGCTGCTTCCTGACCTAGGTCAAACCTAACCCGACTTG